AATCTGATTCCGGTTCAAGTATGGCGGCGCGCATAGTGGCGAAAGTATTTCGTAACCTTGCCAATTTTTGACCGCTTCGTCGTGCCGGTGCGATTCCGCCCAATCAAAGCCCATGATCAGGCACGCCGTGGTGTGCCCGTTGTCGCGTAACCAGCGCTTGAACACCTTGGCTTTTAACTCGACGCTACAGTGTGCCGTGCGCGTGTTGCCCATATATCGCCGGTCACGAAAAACTTGGTACGGGTCACGCCCATCGGCCAGCCAATAGAACGCCGGATTGAACGTGTGGTTAAAGATTTCACGCGCCGCTGCTAGGCACGCATGGCGGCGTAGGTCACCCACAGGCGGCACGTCAGCCACAAGGTGCACCAGCTCCGGCGGTACTTCCACCTGTGGGCAATAAACACGCGCCGCATCGACTAGAAAGCGGTACAAGTCGGCGTCTTCGATCAGTGTGTCACAAAATACAGCGGTAAACTGCTTGCCCGCTTTTTGTGCCAGCACTCCGGCGGCGAATGATCCAGCGCCACCGCTAAACGACAATACGTTAATCATGGTTTTGTTCCTTCGGAAATTTATGCAAGCCCTTAACGTCTCGGCCGAGTTGCGCCAAAGCCTTGACACAAGCCCGTGCAAAATCAAGGTCTATCCGCTGGTTTATGGCCGTAGGACGGCAGGCGTTGTTGATCTTGTGACGGCTCACGCCTGCGGCATCTGCCAACATGCCCTGCTGACCGTAACCAAGGGCGCAAAAACCGCGCACCGCTTCGATCACGTCATCATATTGGCGCTCGATCAAGACAAGCGTGCCCACATGTTCTCGGATAGGCACGAGCGTCTTTTTCTCCGACCATCGGTGCGGATTGCCTAAATATGCCCGTGACAAGCCGCAGACTTTTGCAAGTGCCGTTGTCCGGCCGTTGCGTGCTGCCAACCATGCCCGCGCATCGCGCACCGTGGCGAAGTACAGCACCAGCACGTCATTGTGCCAACAACCATATTTCAGCAACTCGGCGCGCGTGACTTCAGCCACTAACACGCCGTTCTCGGTGATGACTAGCCGCCCCTGTGGTGAGTCATACGCGGCGCTGTACTGGATGCCCTTTGCACCCGTCCAAAGCGCGTCGGTACTGTCGATGACCAAGGCACTGAAGCGGCCTAGGCGCTTAAGCACAAGCCCGTGGGCAAGTGCAAAGTGTACCCAAAAAGAATTATTAAGCATTGCCATACACTCCTGTAGCTGGTATGTGATCATGTTGTTTGTGGCCGTTGAGATACCACACCGCGCCCGCCTCAAGTCCGGCCACCCAGAACGCCACGGCTTCAGGCGATAACCACAGGCCGTCTGTCTCACCGTCCGCCTGAATAAATGCCTTGATGCCCTTGAGCGAAGACCGGCCGTTGTCGTCTACGTGCCATAGTCCGGCATCCCACGGCAGATTAAACGTAGTATCGAGTGAGCTAACCGCAATCACGCCCGTAGGGCAAACCACTACGCGCACCGTACGCTCTGTACCAGCATAGGTGATTTTACGTGTGCAGGCGCTAACCGTTAGCGGTTCCCGTACCAGTACAGCGTTCGCAAGTGCCAGCGCATCAAATAGCGATACGCTGCCCGCCGACACTTCGACCTTCGCCACCAGCTCGCGCAATTTTGCGTAGTCCACGGGTGACCGATCCACCACGGCCGCAGGTTCAGCCGGTACAATCGGGTTACTGTTCGCCTTAAAAAACGCTTGTGCTCGGCCTTGCTCGAAAGCTACGCGGCGCTCGTTTTCTAGCGCGAACAGTACGCGCGCTGTGGTTTGGCTCCGACCGCCACACCGCGCCGCACTGTACAAGCGCGCTGCGGTAATTTCGGGTATTAGTGCCACCTCGGCCGGTGTAATGCCCGCCGCTTTTGTAATGCCGCCCTGTGCGATTCTTGCCAGTGCTTCCACTGGATTAAAGCGCTTGCCATTTAGCCCGCGCCCTTTGATTGGTTGGTTCATTTCGTGCTCCTTAGCAGTGATAAATATAGCGCCACAAATACGCTAATTGGCAGATCTGTCTATCGTCCAGCGGATAGTAATTCCGCCACCAAGGGTAATAATCCAACGGCACATAGTCGCCAAAATCATCGACTACCAACCGCGCAGGGGTTACCACATTTTGCGCCACCACACGCAACGCCGGATGATGTGCCCTTGGGTTGATTCCGTCCACAGTGTACAGGAACCGCCCCACCGTCAGCCCCGCCGTGACGTAAACGTCAAGAAGGTGGCCGCAACCTTTGGCGCGCCGGTCAAACCGGACGGCCAGTTTTTGATCAATAACCATGTTACACCTCACCAGTAAATTTTTGAGCCGTCTAGCGAAAACGTGACTTCCACGCCCGAATTCAACAGGCACGACTCCGATGTGTGGTAGTACGCCTCTTGCTCCAGCAGGTGCGACACCCACCGATCAAGATAGCGCCGGACGTCCTCGAAAATGTCCAAGCGAATAACGTCCTTGCCATCGGTGCGCGCCGGTTCATTGAGATACCCTTCGACGCGGTAAGCGTTCAGCTTTTGCCCTTTGCACAACTGTAGCCAGATTGCACACAACACCCGCGCCGTGCCGTCTGAATAAAACCATTGGGCGCGCGGTTCCCGTAGACTCGCCAGAATCAGATCAATCCGGTATTTCTTTAATCCGGTGCGCTGGCAAAGCGCCGCCACGAAGTCGGACTGTTTAACGTAGCTCAATCGACCGGCCACCGTCCAACCGCCACCGCGATGTGGTGCAAGCGTCAACTGATCCAGTCCCAACAACGCCAAGTCCTCAAGAATCAACTCGCGCTCGTCTGAATCGTCATAGTTGGCCGTTTGATCTTCTGCCCACAGGTTCAGCGCCCGTTGCTTAGCCGACTCGCCTAAACAATCGTACGGAACCCGAACCGACGCATAGTCATAGTCACAAAGCACCCGCGCCCGTTCTAGGATCAACTCACGCGGTACAGTCGCCAGACCAACCGAACGACCCGCCCACTGTAACACGTTTCGTACAGTATGATCCCCAAGGTCGGCGCTAGGATCACGCACTACCGCCACCAATTCTTCGCCGACCTGTACGTCTAAACATAACGCGGCCACCCCAATCACGCCGTCCAGCGTCTGACGCTGTTCTAGGCTCAATGCTAATTGTTCCATGATGCTTCCCCTTGTGCCCACAATTGGGCGTTGACTCGATGGATTCATGATGCAATAGCCGCGCATTTAAGTATGTAACTAAATTGTATCACGTAGTAAAAATATCGGTATTTTTTGTGGATAACTTTGAAATACATTTGGCATACAAATACGAAATTGCTCGGGTTGCAGTTATTTTTGTGGTAAGTGACTGAAAACTAAGGGTATGTTCGACGTTATAGAAAGTTATGGCGAATTAAAGGCATCCTTTTTGTTGCAAGTGACTGATAATTATCACGAAGTTGACTCGAAAGTGAAATTATAGAAATTATAGATTTTTTTTGAAAAAAGGGGATTGGACTCACTTAAAACTTAATGAGAATCATTTACCAAAAAAAGGAAAAAATAAGATAAATAATATAATAAATAATATATATAACTAATATAAGTAATATCATCTACTTAGAGACTAAAAGTGAGCATTACTTTGGGTTTTACTTTTGACGCTCGGCAAAGATGCACAACCGGCGCAATCTTACCTGCCCTGTTATAGTGTGCTCTGTTACACAAAGTGACATATACCCCCGCGTGCTTTTTGTACACTGCCAAAACACCGCGCACCGGCCACGAGTAACGCTCGGCCAGCGCTTCGACTGTTTGTTATAACCACGTAAAAGGCGAACACTATGGCTTCAGCTCTTACACCGGCACAATTAGCAAGCGCTGGCACTGAACACGCGCACCAAAGGGCATATTTCGCGGCGTTGCGTAGCGAGTTACCCGACATCGAACCGGCACGCCTAGACCTGATTTATGCGATACCAAACGGCGGCCAGCGCTCGGCCAGCACGGCGGCTAAACTCAAGGCCGAGGGCGTCAAAGCGGGCACGCCTGACGTATGCGTTCCGATCCCGTCCTGTGGGTATGGTGCGCTATACATCGAATTCAAAAAACCGAACGTCGGCAAACTATCCGCTGACCAGATCGCGAAAATTGAGCGGCTGCTACATGTGGGCAATCTATGCGCTGTAGTCGAAGATTGGCAGGCTGCAATCACCGTTACACGGGCGTATCTGACGCACCACGGACTAGAATCGTTGCATAGCCGCCCGTTTGGCGTGATTTGGCTTGTTAGCTCGGTTTGTCCACCTAGTCTGGTGTGATCGTACCGGAAAAAGACCAGAACGGCGTATACGCGATTCTGTGCAGTTTTGGCGGGGGTAACTTGGGCATTAAAGCGCCCCGCCAGAAAAATTTAGGGGTAACTTGACCATTAAAGGGGTAATTTTGGGGTAACTAAGGGGTAACTTAGCTCTTAATAGATAGAAAAATTTCGATAGATTTCGTGGCGCGTTCGAGATTGCCGGTTACAGTGTATCCCGATTGTAAGTGCCAGCATAGTTGGCACGACGATTGCTACGGGCGCGCGCACCTGCGCGTAGGCGTGCCAACATGCGCGCGTGCACCCGTTTCATCCTATGGCCGGTGGATCAGGGTGCACCGTGGCGCGCTGTGGTGCTGTGGTCGGCTTGTGGCGCGTGCTAAATAAATGCGTATATTGTGTTGACATCGCGTTACCATTGCAGCACAATGGCGTCACCAGCAGCGAACGGCGCTACTGGATAGCGTAGGACGAAACGACATGAGTGCTCAATTTAGCGTTACTGTGGAAAGTATCAATGACAAAGTGTGCAAAATGCGCGCTGTTTTGGCTGTTGTGTCAGTGGCGCGTGATAGCGAAAATTGCATCATTAGACGCGTGCTCAATCGCTCGACAGGCCGCATTTTTATCCTACATGGTCAGCTAGCAAAATGCGCCAAAACCGGCCGCTTTGTATCGTATGCCGTAGTACATCAATCGTGATTGTACGTGTTCATTTAGCGCTCATTCTGTGGGCGCTTGTCATCTGTTTTACTACACTTTCTCTGTGAGGCTTCTATGCGTATCATTCTCAATATCGGCAATTTTGCGAGCGCCAATTATCAAGATTTAGACGGCAATCAGTTAGACGGCCATGTGATCCCGACACTACCGGCAATCGTTGGCACGCTCAAAAGCGCGCTACCTTGTGGCGCGCGCTTAGCCTGTATTGGCTTAGTTGATCGTGGTGAGGATGACGAAAGTACGTTTGTTGTGTATTGCCACTGTGAGCCAAGCGCATACAATGGCTTTTTGGACGCTGTACAGCACGTAATAGCGCCCACATTGTCACAAGATTGCATTGCGTGCTGTATCGTGGACGCTATCACAGCGCCGTTTAGTGGACGTCCTTGCGGTAGTGTTTTACGTGTCGACAGTGGCGTGTTATTAGGCGCGTATAGTGAAGCATGGGGCTGTTTTGCACCAGAATACTTCGTTACCTATTTTGACGAATTGTGCTATTGGTAACACGCTGTACAGCGCGCTATATAGCGCGCTTTTTCCATTCTTTTTAATGAGGTGATTTATGGCACATTCAGCCGCTTTTACTGGCCTACAAGGTCATTCAGTTGGTGCTTTCTTTCCTGTACGTGTCGTTGGTGTTGGTGACCTATGGCGCGTAAAAGACGCGGCCAATGTGACCGTGTGGAATTCTCATTCATGCCACACGGCGCATGTCGTGGCTCAATTGCTACATGATACCGCAAACAGTTACAGCAGCGATTCTAACCACGGATACCGCCTATTCTGTGAAGCAGTACGCCTAGGCCTTATCGCGCCACTAGCAGACGCTACGCGCCTGCGTGTTATCACATGCCCACGGCGTAACATTCCAATATACAGCGTGTGGTTTGAGTCGAGCGCGCTAGATAACGCAGCTATCGAAGATTTAGCGAACAACACGCCGTTTGTCGTTGATACCGGCTACGGCGTTAAATGGTCATATATCTCTGTAACGTGTGAAGACACGGCGCGCGCTTTGCTGCTTAAGCGCCGTAAAGCATAACGCTTCACCATACCGACCACGATACCGGCTAACATAGCCGGTATTTTTTCGCCTATGTTCTAGTGTGCTGGCACAAAAACCGAATGGTACTCATTATCAATTGAGCGTTTTAGCGCGCTGTCGTTTTGACCATTTAACATAATGTACATTATACGACATTGATTGGATGCAATACTTACCCGTCCGACCGGATCGGCTAGGGGTGCATAGTGGGGGGGCAGGGGTGCAGGGCTGGGGGGCCTAACCGAAAAATCATATCCAAAAAACTAAAAGGTTCTTTTTCTTCGTTGTTGTGCTAATCATGAAACACTAGGGTCGGTTCTGGGTCAAGCATGGCGTCGTGCATAATTGTACGTTGACTGTAACAGTGACTGGCCCGTGTGATGTGCAACCTGTCAGGGCGACGAACACAGCGAGCCAACCAAGTGTGGGCATCAAGCCGCTTGCTCCCGTTTAAGTGCCCGACGTGCTCGCTTGTACGCATTGACATAATCGCGGTTGGCCTGATGCCACAGCGCATGGGCTACTTTAGCCTTCTCGGGGTGGGACTGCCGGTACTCAGCCAGTTTTTCACGGTTGCACTCAGTGCACGCATGACTGATCACAAAACGCGTGGTGTTGTTATGCGGCTGGCACAAGCGACCTTCGTACGTGGACAGGCCCTTGTAATAGGCACGACCACGCGCGGTTATCTTCGGCCAGAGAATATCGATGACGTGATCGGTAAACTCGCGGTGCTTGTACATCCGCGCAAGCTCAATGGTTGGGAGGTCAAGCGCGACCAGCTCAGCGAGGCGGACGACCTCGGCGAATGGCGGCAGGTGTGGTGCACTTTTCATAGTCAGCCCTATACGAATGTGAGATCGAAGCATAAGACGGGGCTGGGTTACTGTCAAACGGTTACACGACTTTACAAACAATTACTGTACGAAAGCACACAGGCGAAATATAGTTCGTCCTGTACCCACGTTGGGTATCACTGGAGAGAATCATGGGTCTTAATATCAAAGCGGGCGACCGCGTATACATCCCGAATGTGTCACCTCAAATTTTCACTGTTGAGCCGTACGGTGATCGGCTGTGCATTCAACGCGTCGGCGAAGGGCGTATGGGCTTTTTCGCGTCGGGCTACGTCACCTACGGCGGCACACGTCCGCTGGCTAAAGAGCGCATCCCTGAAGTATGGCCTGCGACTTGGGCGGTGCACACGTTCTTCACGAAAGTCATGGGCTATCGCTTGGACGCACCGAAGTACATCGACAATCCAGCCACCGAAGTAACGCGCCAGTTTCCGTGGCCGGACAAACCAGCGTTCGACAGCTTTTTACTCGCCATGCAGAATTCTACCGAGCGCATGACCAAGCTGCTTGGCGTGTGGAACGAGCTGACCACGACGACCGGCCCCGATACCGTGAACGTGGTTGTCAACCTGCCAAACGGCGACACGCTGGCAACAGAGCGGCAACAGGAAGCGACGGCTAAGCTCAACGAAGCATTGACCGTGCCGCCGCGCGCTAAGTTTGAATTCAAAGCTGGTGACATGGTGTACTACCCGTACGGTGGCGGCACGCTGCGTGAATTGTCCGAAGTAAACGACGTGGTTTTCCGCGTCGCGCCGAATGTGGAAGTTTGCCGTGACGGTTCCGGTGTTAAGACGCCGTGCCAAGTGGTGTATCCAGCGACGGCCGAATGGCGAAAGCGCCTGAGTCTGATGCACCCATGTGTGAATTTTGCGCCGCCGTACACTAACACGGTGCGGGTTAGCGTACTGTTGTCGCGGGAAGAACAGGCAATACGCGGACGTAATGGCCGTGAAAAAGCGTTCCTGCCCTGCTACGTCAGTGACGTGAGCCAAGAAGTCGCCGACGCCTGCGGTGGTATGCCCGAGCTGGTCTACCTTGGCTACTTGGACAAACTGTGGACGCACACGCACGAGGCTAAGTTTGTCTGCCCTGCGGGCGATAACGTGATCCTGCTGGAGCAAAAATAGCCATGCCGTACGCCTTCGATGGTACGAAGGTTCCGGCAAGGTTACCTACGCAGGCGTGCGGTGGCACGCCCGTGTGGGACAACGAATCGGGCTACACGTACCGCTGTGATACCTGCTTTGCTACTATTGGTAGCATGGGCCAACCGAGCCGCTGCGTTGAGATCAATGCACACGACGCCGACACTGTTTTAGCTTATTTAGAAGGTGCTGCAAGTGAAACGTGAAAAATCACCCCCGCACAGCGGCCTTGATGTCAATGTGCCTGCTGAATTGTTAGCTGCCCACAAGCAGCTAATGGCACAGTCTGATGATATTGTACGTGCGCTGTCTGACAGCTTGACGAACATTATTCGCTTGGCCCGTGAAAATCACTCGGTAAAAGTTGACGACATACTCGAACACGACGGCAAGGTTTTTATTGTTGTCGGCGTCGAGGTGGTCATCCCGTGGTATTCGGATCAATTCGTCGTTGATCGGCTTGTTGTGCGCCGCAAGACTAAAAAAGGCACATGGTCAATCGCGCGACACAGTATTTGTTACACACGAACAGGAGAGCTACAATGGCCGATGTACCTTTGAGGGGTCTTAACGGCCTCGACCGCACCGCCTTGGTGGAGCACGAGCACAACGCTTGGCTAAAGCTGGTCGAGCAGCAGCGCGCGCTCAAGGCTGCCATGCACGACCTCGAATGTCAGATGAGCGCCACGCTTCGGGCCAGTGCTGAATTCCAGCCTGACCAGATTGTGACGCTCGGCGATCAGAGTTATGTCATTGAATCGATTGACGTTACTATTGGCCGCGACCGCGCGTACATTTACGGTTACTTCGTCCGCAAGGTTTTGGCATCTGGGCGCAAGGGCGTACACCGCTGGCGCTTGTACTACGACGCGGCCGGTGCACTTAACCAGTCCCAGTGGAGGGTTAGCTGATGGACGCTAATTTATTCGCCGTGTGGGCTATCTCCGCGTACGTGCTCTTTGTGTTTAACGCCCTGTCGCTGTCAGTCGTTGTTGCGGCTGGCTGCGTGACCTTAACCCGTAGGCAAGCGCTTGGTTCGTTTATTATCGCGCAACTGCTGCTTGCTTTATTCCTTTGGATGCAGCTCTAATGAAAAAACACCGCGAGCTTTTAGCCAAGATTTTGTCCGGCGAAGTCACCCGAATTAACGTAAGCGATCCTGTCGCTATGCAGCTACGGGAGGGCGAGCTTATTCAGGTACGCACGTCGTCGCTCGACGACGCCGGTACAGTTTTGTGTCGTGCGTCGCCGACAGTCACCAGCGCCGAACAGGCGGCGATCTTTGACGCGCCACCCCCGCCTGCGCTACTATCCGCTATACGCGGCCATAACTGACTGGAGACAGGTATGCTTTACCCGAAAAAACAGATTCAACTGGCGTTAAACGCCTACCATGCGAAGCACGCTACACCTCACGCGCCAGTCCTCAAAGGAACCGGCGAGTGGGGGCCGCTCAGCGTTGCGAGCTGGAACCGCTACATCGCCCGCGAGAAAACGCTAGCTGCACCGACCTACCTGCACATGGACGACCGACTGGTTTACGTCTACGCGCGTAAGCTACTGGAGTCAGCCGGTATCGAGCTGCCGCCGCCTTGGTTCTACGTCGCCGAGTCGTTGATCGGCCAACGCGAGATCAAAGGCCCTAAGCACAACCCATTGATTTTACGCATGTGGGACGCTATCGGGGCGAAGATTCGAGACGACGAAACGCCGTGGTGCGCGGGCTACGTCGGTTACTGTCTCGACCAGTGCGGCCTGCCAAACAGTCGGTCAGCCGCTGCCCGCTCCTACCAGAAGTACGGCCGCAAGTGCGAGGTACAGGTAGGCGCTATTGCTGTGCTGTCACGTCCGCCAAGCAACTGGTCAGGACATGTGGGCATCGTGGTCGGTAAAACCAAGGACGGCGGTTTGCTACTCAACGGCGGCAATCAGGGTGATGCCGTGAGCATCGCCAAATTCGATCCTAAGCGCGTGCTCGACTACCGCTGGCCGAGCGACTGGCCGCAAGCCAATCCGTTCGCCCGTGGTTGGGGCAAGCTGCCGGTATTCGCGTCAGCCGGTGCATACAGCACAAACGAGGCGTAGTCCCATGCTAACCGAGTCCTTACCCTTCACGCTCCAGCGTGCCAGCGACACCGGCACGCTTAACCAGCTCAAGACCGCCTACGCCGAGTTGCAGCTACGCAATCCGTCGCAGGCGCACATGAATGCCCGCTCGCTTTTCGGCGACGACATCGGGTCGGTGCTGTACGCCACTACCGCGTGGCCGACCGATCCGTTTGTGTTGGCTGAGGTCGAACGACTGGTTGACGTGCACGGTGAGGACTTCTTCATGCCCACGCGGCGCGAGTTTTGCCATCGATTGTGGCAGGACATCGGCACAGCACAGGGCAGCACCAAGATTGCCCTGTACAAAACCTATGCCGAAGCGCGGGGCTGGACAGCCGAGATGGAGCTTGCCCGAATGGCGCGTTTGAACGCTGGTGGTAGTACCAACACCACAAACGTGATGGTCGTTATGCAAGCACCTACAGCGGCCGACTGGGAAGACCAAATGCTGAAGCAGCAGACTACCGTGCAAGCGGAGGGCAAACGGATCTATGAGCAGTCTGAGCAAAACACCTGATTTTACGCCCAAGATCATTTGGCAACCAATCGCCGGAAGCTCACAACAGTTTGCGCTGGACAGTCGCGCCCACCACACGCTTTACTGCGGTACGCGCGGTTGCGGCAAGACCGACGTGCAGCTCATGTCGTTCATGAAACACGTCGGTCGCGGCTACGGTCGCTACTGGCGTGGTATTATTTTTGACCGAGAATACAAGAACTTAGACGATATTGTAGACCGGACAAAGCGCTGGTTTAAGCAGCTATGCCCTGAAGCCAAATTCCTTGAGAACAAGGCCGACTACAAGTGGGTCTGGCCGACCGGCGAGGAGCTGTTGATCCGCGTCGCCAAGAAGGAAAAAGACTACTGGTCGTACCACGGGCAGGAGTTTCCCTTCATCGGTTGGAACGAGCTGACCAAGTACCCGAGTGGCGACTTGTACGATTTGATGACCTCGTGTAATCGTTCGTCGTTCCGGCCACCTGTGGGCAGCGACATCCCTGAGATCCCGACAGTCGTGTTCAGCACCACGAACCCGTGGGGCGCAGGTCACCGCTGGGTTAAAGAGCGGTTCATCAATCCAGCGCCGTACGGCAAAGTGGTCACGCACACGCAACGCATTCTTAACCCGCGTTCCGGCCAGCTTGAGGATTTCACGCTGACCCAAGTTGCCATTTTTGGTGCGTACTACGAAAACACGTTCCTCACACCTGCGTACATTGCACAGCTCACCAAGATCAAGAACCGCAACATGCGCAAGGCGTGGTTGCTTGGATCGTGGGACGTGGCGTCAGGCGGGGCGTTCGACGACGAGTGGGACAGCGACTACAATATCATCAGTAACTTCTGCATCCCGTCAGAGTGGCGCACGTTCCGCGCGTTCGACTGGGGATCGTCAGCACCTTTCGCCGTCGTCTGGTTCGCCGTCACGGACGGAACCGAAGTCATACTGCCCGACGGCAGTATTTTCGCACCCCCGCGAAACTCGCTCATTGCCTTCGACGAGTGGTACGGTATCAACGATGACAGGAAGGGCGTTGGCCTGACGCCAAGTGCCATCGCTTTCGGCATTCGCAATCGGGAGACGCACTTTCGTACGGCAGCCTATATTGAAGGCGACATCCCGAACGCTGGGCCAGCCGACGGTCAGATTTACAGCATTATCTCGCATGAGACGAAGACTATCGCCAAGCTCATGGAGGAGTGCGGCGTGCACTGGGTTCGCGCGGACAAGTCCAAGGGTTCCCGCGTCAACGGGCTGGCACTCGTACGCGACCGGATGACCAACGCCAAGAAATGCGAAGGGCCTGCGCTTTACATCATGCGACGTTGCCGCTACTCTATCGAGACAATTCCGGTGCTTCCTTTGGATGCCGACGACATGGACGACGTAGACAGCGATGCTGAGGATCACCTTTACGATGTGTTCCGGTACGCTGTACTTGCCGACATTGCACGGTACACGATGGATCTCGCCATAGATTTTGGAGCTTGAGTGTGAACATACTACTGCCGGTTGCGGCACGGCTGGGCGTGGAATACGAACACCCCGAGCACCGCCGGATGAATAAGGTCTGGCGAGCGGTTCGCGACTGCCTGCTAAAACGTGTTAAAGAACAGGGCCTTGTGTACCTGCCGCATCCTACGCCTGAGTACCTGAAGTCGTCTGACCCGAAGATTCGGCAAGCTGCCGAGCGCCGGTACGTGTCATATAATAAACGCGCTGTCCATGTGCCGATGTGCCGTCGAACCCGCAGTGGTTTGATCGGACAGGTAAACCAGCGCCCGCCGCTCGTCAAGCTGCCGGAACAGCTTGAGCTATACAAGCGCCAGATGAGCATTCGAGGCTCAGCTTGTACAGTTTGGCTACCCTAGTTGTCGGCGAGCTTACCTCGATGGGGCGCTGTGCACTTGTGGCTGACTTCAGTGCTACGATGGAGCGGCCGTTTGTCGAGATTGTGGCTGCCGAGGATATTATTACGTGGGCAGGCTTCGACGGTAAGAAAGTGACTGCCGCTACTCCTTTGCGCATGATCATGTATCGTCAGGCGTACGACCGGCTCAGTGCAGATATGACCGTGGTGGAACAACACACACGGCTGGTGCACATGGCGATGATTAACGACGTGGCGCATGTGCGCGTTCGCACGTTAGAAAACATGTGGGGTGAATGGCTTCCGGTTCTAGTCAACGGAGCTAAGGTTGACCGTCTGCCCGCCATCGTGCTCGGGGCTGAAGTCAACGATGTTGATGTCGAAACCCCGCCTATGGCTGAGCTGGCCGAAATCGAGATTGCACACTACCGCAACAGCGCCGACTACGAAGAAATGGTGCACGTCGCCGGACAGGCCACACCCGTGTTCACCGGCTTGACCGAGGACTGGTACAACAACGTGCTTAAGGGCACAGTGCGCTTTGGGACGTACGGCGGTATCCCGCTACCTAAAGACGCCGACGCCAAGTTTCTACAGATCGTTCCCAATGGCGTTGCCGCTGAAGCGATCAAGCAGAAGGAGGCGATGGCCCGAGCGGTCGGGGCACAGCTCATTGAGGAACGGCAGATCCGCCGTACCGCTGCTGAGGTCGGTATCGAAGCTGCTGCCAACCACTCGACGCTAAGCCTTGCTGCCCACAATACTGAGGAAGGACTCAATTACGCCCTGCGGTTCTCCGCCATGTTTGTGGGCGCGCCGGAAGATTCCGTGAGCTTTAAATTCAACGCCGACTACTCGGGTGGCGCATCCAGCGTCGAAGCACGTCGCACTGTCGTTGAAGAATACCTCAAGGGCGCTATTAGCTGGACTGAGCTGCGCGACAGCTTACGTCAGGGCAATCCGCACGTCACGATGGACGACGATGCGGTCAAGAAGGAAATCGAGGACGCACAGGAGGCAAAGCGTGTTGCCCTAATGGAGCAGAGCAGCTACAATCCTGACGGCAGTCCGAAACAACCAAAACCTGAAGGTGATCCAAATGCTAAAACGTAAACTTACCGCTGAACAGTTTGCCGCACTCGATGTGACCCTCCAAGGTCTGTACCTGCTGAAAGGCGGCGAGTATGTGCTGAAGCTCGAAGGCTCCGACCCAGACACGGACAACTTCCGTACGCTGGCACAAACAGCACAGGCAGAAAAAGCTCAGCTACAGCTTGATCTTGACAAGGCAAACAAAGCCCTTGCTGAGCAGACAGCCGGTAGCGCTGCGGCAATCGAAGCCGCCACTACTGCGGCTAAAGAAAGCCAAGCCCGTGCTGTCGCCCTGCTGCTGCAAAAAGAGCGCGCTGCCCTTGTGGGCACTGTTGCTTCCAACTTCACCGCACCGGCCCTTGTAGCTCGCGATGTCGAGACACGGGTACAGGTTGAATACGACGAAGCTACCGGCGAAGTTAAAACCAAGATTCTCGACGCGAAAGGCGGCGAGACTACCCTCGACGCGCTCAGCAACGAATACTTGAGCCGCCCAGACTTAGCTGGTATTATCGCCAAGAAGCCGAGTCGCGGCGCTATGGATACGCCTGCTGGTACGGAGGTTCCAAAAGCCACCGACGCACCGACGCGTAGTTACGCGCCACAGGATCGCAGTAAGCTCATTTCAGATCTTAAGGCGAAAATTCAAGACGTAGGTAAAGAGGATTAACCATGCCTATCGGTAACAATTTAGAGCAGTTTACGCTTCAGGCGTACACTGCGATGACGGAAGTCATCCAAGACACTGTGCGCCTCTTTAACGGCGCAAGTAACGGTGCAATCATCCTGACTGGCGGCGACCTGCAATCAGCGTTTAGTGAAGAAGCGTTTTACGCGCTACTTACCGGCGACTTGATCAAGAGCCGTAACCCATCAGGCACAGCCGCGACTACCGAGTTTAGTCTTGAGCATGCGTTGGCGAACAAAGTAAAAGTCGCCTTGCGCACTGATACCTTGGTCTTCACGCAGGCTTGGTACGACTGGATCGCCCGTGATCAGGCTGAAGCTGCCAGTGTGTTTGGTATTCAGTTGGCCGAGAAGATTTTTGAGGCTCGTCTCGAAAACGCTATCGCAATGCTGAAAGCCTGCGCTGGTACTAACCCGAATCTGGTTCGTGACCAGTCAGCCGCTACCGGCAAAGACGGTATCATGAGCTACACCAACTTGCTGCTGGCTGCTGACTTGTTCGGCGACAAAGCACAGCGGATCAACTGCTGGTTGATGCACTCGCGTGCCAAGACCCAACTGATCGAAGGCAACTTGGCTAACACCGAGCGCCTGTTCCAGTTTGGTGGCGTGAACGTGATGAGCGATGCTGAAGGCCGCCCAATTATTTTCACCGACGTAGCTGGTCTACGCAGCGGTGCGGGTACTGGCCCAGATCCAGTGCTGTTCCACACACTTGGTTTGACCCAAGCTGCTGCCATTGTTGAGCAGAACAGCGACTGGCAAGACCACGTTGATCGCAGCAACGGTCAAGAAAACATTAAAGACACCTACCAAGCGCAGTGGTCTGAAAACTACGCAGTCAAGGGCTTCGCCTACGACGTTGCGTCCATTGACAAGAAAGTCGGTATTACACCGGCCGCACTAGCAGTGAGCGCAAACTGGGATCAGAACGTGACCAGCGACAAGGACACGTTCGGGGTGCAGCTCGACACCCGCCTCGTAGCGTTGCCGTAAGGCTGACATGGAACCGCAGCTACGGCTGCGGTTTTTACATTGACTGGAGAGAAAATCATGGCAAAATCTTTACGCACCGTTTTACCTATCCTGCTTGTGTTTGCAGCACGGACTGGCCCAACGCGTGAGGAGCTGCAAGCAGCTCAAGAACAGTACCCCGAGTTTCGTGTCTTTGGCCGGAGCAGCGACTATGCGCGCAATGTTGAACCGCACGCTGCGGTTATTGGTGATCCAATCCCTGCTGCTTACCGTGGCAGCCGCTCGCCTGCTGAGTACCTCGAAGCACCCGAACCTGTTGTGGCCCCGTCCGTTGCCGAGGTACTTGCGGGTATCGCTCAGGCCGGAAAGCCTGTTCAGAAAAAACAGCGCAAGGTTAAAGCCAGCGGCGACCTCCCACCTGTCGATGCGAGCAAGCCCGCGCCGGTACAGGAACCAGCGGAACCCGCGACATCCGAAGATGAGCCACAGCTAAGCGACAACGCCGTCAGCGACATGAGCCAGCTAATTGCCAGCATTGGTGGTGTAGCCGAAGTGGACGAATTGGCGACTACGACTTTCGCCCCGCTGGAGCCACTCGCCCCGCTGGAAGAAGTTAAGCCAGAAGGCGACAACCCCGAAAAATGGGAGTCCTAAGCCATGTACGCAACCAACGCAGAGCTTGTCACCTATGCGGCTGAGCGCGGAAGCGTAATCAGTCTCGACGAAGCGTCGGCGTTGGTTGCGCGGGCTTCCACCTATATCGACGTTGCCTACAAGTTTGTGGGCAATCCAGTCACCGACGAGGCTTCGTTCCCGCGCACAGACACCGGCATTACCGCCTATGACGGCGTTATTCCCGCTCCTGTTCGGCGGGCGACCCTGATGGTGGCCTACGACTTCCAGCTCGGCATCAACGTCGAGTTTGGCGGTGATCGTAGCGCTGTAACACGCGAACGCGTGAGTCAGGGCGCAATCGAAACCTACTACAGTGTCAAGCAAGACGACTACGGTTCCACCCCGATGGCAGTTCACCGGCCCAGTCAAAAAATACTCCAAGATGCTGGCCTGATCGACGGCTTCGGCGACATGTATATCAATGTGGTGCGCGCATGACACGCGCCCGCGTCTACACACGAGCTGAAGCTACGGCGCGCAAGCTGCTTGCACGCTACGGTAGCCCGTGCACGCTCGTGCAGCAGGACAACGTAGACAGCGACAAGCCTTGGCGACCCGCTGCCGCAGCTCCTGTGCAGTTCACCGGAACCGCTGTGGCGTTTCAGCCGCAGATGGACAGCTTCGCCGAGATCGCAGATATTACGCTGCTACGCAAGGCTGCCATCTTCGTGCTAGACCAGCCGGTCGAGCCACGCATCAACGATCAATTCCTGTGGGCAGGCGCTTCTTATCTGGTAGCTGCTACGCGCACCTTGAATCCTGATGGAAACGGCGCGATACTGTACTCCGTCGCGTTACGGTGATAGCGAAATGTACCTAGACCGCAAGACAGCCGAGGACGAGGTGTATGGTACGCTGTTTAGTTTAGCAGCTCAGCACCTACCGGCCCTGCCAATTTATGTCAATGGGGTGACCAGTACCGAGGGGCTTACCGAGGCCACTGCCCACATTGAGGCGGGCGTCTATAACATCGATAGCGAAAAAGCTGTCTTCGCCGCTGGTGTTTGGCGCAGGAACCGTATGCTGCTTGTCGAAATTGTGGTCGCACCGAGTACAATTGACAGGGAGGCTGCGGCTTGTTTCATGGACTGCCTGCGTAACCAGTACCATCAACGCATTGGTACTGGTACAATAACTGTCGATAGCGCCGAGTGGCAAGAAAAACCGCGAGACATGGGCTACGGTTTTCTGCTTGAGGTTGACTTCCACTACGATGAGCGAGTGCTTTAGCATGCCAAAAATCGAATCAAGCCAGACAGGGCTTTTCCTGTCGCCCGAAGTCTCACTCGGCGTGCTACCAGCAGCGCCAGTGTTCATCCAGCAGGAGCCTAACGGCTACTCGGACTTTGGCTCCAGTATTTCAACAATGGCCCGCGAGCCGATCACTTCCAGCCGTCAGCGTAAGCGCGCGACTGTGAACGATCTTGAGGCGACTGCGGGCTTTAGTGCGGATTTCTTGCAGCGGCAATCGCAGCATCATATCGCCGCTGCACTGTTCAACCTGCCTTACGCTAAGTTTACGACTGCCCCGCTGTTTGGCGCAGTGACTGGTGACCCAACGATTGCAGTTACCGTAACAGCCGCAGACGAAGTTGCTGTACCTACAGTTGGTGCTGTTGGCGCGCCTTTGGTTGTCGGTAGCATTGTCGCCCTACGCGGCAGCCGGTACACCACAAACAACACCGCATTGGTGGTTACGGCCAAGAACGTGGATTTGCTGACCTTCCAGCGCGCTTACGGCACAGGCAATTTAGCCGTTGATACTACCGATGAAGACATTGTAATGACCGCCGTCGGCCACCGCTTCGACTTTGGCGCGGTTACCTTCGACGTGTCTGGCGACGAATTCGTGCAGATGCAGTTTGCTGTGAACGCCACGCACACCAGCGTAGTTGACCAGCTACACGTAGGCGAATGGTTGTTCATTGGTGGCGACGCTGCCAACAGCCGTATTGCCGAAGCGCCACCGTTCTACGCACGTATCGCGGCCATCGGCAACGACGGTACGACCTACACGTTGAGCCTTGACACCACGACTAGCGCGCTTGTGGCAGCAGGCGGGACGATTGGCACTGTGGGCATTAAGCTCGACGTGTACTTCGGCACGTTCATTCGTAACCCGAAAGACGGCGAACAGCAGCACCGCTTGAGCTTCACCTTTGACCGCACGTTCGACTCTACCCTGAGTCGTGCTGAGCGCGTACGCGGCGCTGTCGCTAACGAGCTGAGCTTGGCGCTGGCCTCGAAGGAAAAAGCCACTATCGACGTCGGTTACATGGCGCTGAATAGTTGCGTGCGCTCTGCCGTGACCAACGAAGTGTTCAAGCCGGTCACTGGTGAAACTTCGTACAATCTGTCGGTAGACACCTTCCGTCAGCGGCTGGCGATCCGTACTGGCGAGCTGAACCCTGCGGCGCTGTTCGCCTTCGTGCAGTCGATGGAATTCACTATCGCTAACAACATCACTGCCGACGACGCTATCGGTGTTCTCGGTGCGTTCGACATGACCGCCGGTCAATTCAACGTCGATCTGAGCGTGACCGCGTACTTGATGGACTTGGAAGCGGTTTGCGCTGTACGGAACAACGAAGTGCTCGGTGCGGATATTATCCTAGCGAAGCAGAACCAAGGTGTCGTCGTAGACGTGCCGGAATTCACTGCGAGCAACGGACGTATCAACGTCGAAAAAGACACCTCGGTGAAAATTCCGGTCGAGGGTCTTGCGTGGGCCAACCGCTTTGGCTACACTGTTGGCTTCACCTTCTTTGATTGGCTACCGGACGTAGCCATGCCAGCAACCGCAAATTGCGATTGCTGATAAAAAGTAGGTGCTAAGGACGCCGCCTAGCTCACAGCCCGTGCTAGGCGGTTTTTTAATGCAGACTGGAGAGAAATCATGGCTATTACCAAAAGTTTTGCCCGCAAAGAAGACGCAATCCGCGACGGCGTGTGGTTTGAAGTCGGTATCGACGAGTCAAACGGCCTACCAATTAAAGTCAAACTGGCGCGCGGCCATAACTCGAACCCACAATTTAAGCGTGAGATCGAAAACGCCACCCGCACCAAGCGCGCTGCACTGTCACGGCGCTCCGCCCAGACCAACGACATGTTGACCAAAGCGGTGCAGGAAGCTGTGGTCGTGGCTTGCTTTAAAGATTGGGAGAACGTCATCCTCAACGACGAGGACGGCCCACTGCCGTTCAGTACCGAGAACGTGCGCCAGATCGTCGAGCTGCTACCTGAATTCTTGGACGCGTGTGTGACCTTTGCCACTGACGACAATAACTACGTCGGTTGCGATGATGACGCGGACGCCGAAGGTGATGTAAAAAACTAACGGAAGTCCTTACCTATTCGCTCAAGTACACGCCGGATTTTGAACAGCAGGTACTTGAGCAATGCCTTCGGGCGGGTAGGGGCGAACCGGAGTTTTACCGCAATAAGCCGTACCTCCGCTGCGGACTTGAATTGTACTTTGATGCTTTCTTCGACCTTGGCACAACACGCGCCGCTGGATTCGAGACGATACTGCCGATTTCGTGGCTCGCCGTCAGGCAGTATGCTATCCTCTGCCATTATGACGAGTATCAAACGGACTTTCTCCACGAAGCCGTTCAGGCGCTCGATACAGTTTACCTCGAATGGGTGAGGGCGCAGCGTGGCGAACCGGATAAAGCAAGCAACAACCCTCCTTGAATTAGCCCGAGCTTGTCGGCAGGCTCCGGCTGAAATAGCGCGCGTTACTCGTGACGCGCGCAACAGCCTAGCAGGTGTGCTACTCAGCGACCTGACCTTGATCACCCCCGTCGATACTTCGCAAGCCCTGTCAAACTGGGTAGTCTCGCCAGCACCGGCTGGTTCAGAATTACCGCCGCACGTCGAAGGTAAAGGCGGCTCCACACGGAACGCTTCGGCCAAAGTCGCCTACGCCAAGGGCAAGTCGGCTATGCGCAAGATACCTGTGGGCACATCACTTTTTCTGGTAAACTACGCGGGACACATCGACTTGCTTGAGTACAAAGGCGTTTCACCCCAACAAGCAAAGGGCTTTGTGGCGCGTACAGTCGCGAACGCAGCAGCGCAAGCAGACGTTGTTTTGGCACAGGAGCTGAGCAAACGTGGCTATTAACATCGAAGTAAAAGACAAGGTAGACCCGAACGTAGCGTCGAGCTTCGAGCGCATTGCTGCGGCCGCTCGACGTGCCTATGGTGACATCGAGCGTATTAACAGCCTGATCCGTGGTATGAATTCCGGCGCGCTAAAAGGCATCAGCAAAGAAGCCGCAGCGGCTTCGCGGGCTATGGCTGGCGCAGAAGTCGCGCAGGCCGCCGCCGCCACGGCGCGCACCAAACAGCTACGTGAAGAATATCGCACCGAGATGGTGCGGCTTGAAATGCTTAAGAAGAAAGCGCTCGCTGCTGAGGAGATCGCGAACAAACGCCGCGCGCGTGTTTTGGCCGATGCTAAGGCTGAAAACGATCAGGTTCGTCTTGCCGCACAGCGACGTTTTATCGCACAGGACGAGTACATCAAAGCGCAACAACGTATGGCTAAGCTGAAAGGCGACGAAGCCGACGCACGCAAGCGCCAGATTTCTGCCGACGCGGCACAAGTTGACCTCACCAACAAACGTACAGCCAGCAACGTCAAAACTGCCCAAGCACAGACAGCACAAGCTGAAGCGCGGGTTAAGCAGTCTGCGGCTGCGAATGCTTTGGCTGTGAACAACATCCTCGGGCAGCACACGGCCACAACAGCCAGCAACGTACTCACCCGCGACGCGGCCAACACCGCAGCGGCAAAATCACTGGCTGATAAGCGCGCCGCCGATGCAATCGCGGCGGACAACCGGCGTACTGGCACGGCCGACATCAACGCCAACCGCCGACGCCAAACCGCCGATGCTGAGGCGAAGGCAGCACAACTGGCGGCGCAGCAGATTGCGGCCGCGCAAGCACGCACCGCCGCAGCAGCCGCGCGTGCGGCAGCATCACAGAGTCGAGCAAGCGCAGCGGCGTCAGCTATGCGGGCGGCTGCCGCGCGGGCGAGTGCGACGATTGATCGGCTGGCGGCTGCCCACAATAGAGCGCGCGCCGCTGCGTCACAACACGCGGGCGCAATGGACACGCTACAGCGCAAATGCAGCTTCCTGCGTTCCGACGGCTTGCGCTGGGCCAAGACCTTGGCAGCACTAGGCGGCGCGTCACTGAC